ACACTACAAAGACCGCTGCCCACCCTGGATCAAACTCCACCGAGACTTGTTAAACAATAGGGCATTTGTATGCTTGCCTATTGCTAGCAAGGCGCTAGCACCAATGCTTTGGTTGCTTGCAAGTGAAACCAAAGATGGCATCTTTGAGGCTTCTTGCGAAGAGTTGATGTTTCGATTACACATTACCCAAAAAGATTACTCAGATGGTATTAAGCCATTGATTGATAAGGGTTTTTTTGTAATTGCTAGCGGAGTGCTAGCAGATCGCTATCAAGATGCTATCCCAGAGACAGAGGAAGAGAGAGAGAAAGAGACAGAGAAAAAGCAGGTTAATCAGAACTTTGAAGAATTTTGGAAAGCCTATCCCAAGAAGACCGGCAAAGACTTGGCTCGTACCGCTTTTGCTAAACGCAAAGTAAACAACGAACTTTTGCAAACAATGCTTAAAGCCATTGCCCAACAAAAGAACACCGACCAATGGAAAAAAGAAAACGGACAATTTATTCCTATGCCAGCAACCTGGTTAAACCAAGGACGTTGGCAGGATGAAGTTGTTTCCCTTGTTCCTGATTACAAAAGAGGTTTGATATGAGAGGCCACGAACACATCATTGCATTGCGTTTAAAACGTTTAATGCCAGAAGCGATCTTTATTGATGACTACAGCTTCCCTTCCCCCAACATTGATTGGCATGAGCATGGAGAGTTCCCCCATGTCTGTGTAAAAGGTGATGCGATAGAAACCCTTGATTTGCGGTTTTTAATCGGAACGCAGGTCCACATATCAACTGAGTCAGAAAGTCGTGGAAAAGCCCTTTTAAAGGCTTGCAAGAAGCATGGTGCTACTACTGTGATTGCTTGCCAAACAGTACAGACCGGACCCGAGAAATTTGAAACGAAATGGATGGAACATTACTATGGCTAACATGATTGAAGACAACATTGACTTTAGCCAATATCTGAAAGAAACAGAAAACGTAACAAACGTAAAGTCTGCATCTATGTACATTCCGTCCATTAAGGAGCGGATGAGGAACATTGGTAAGGAGCGAAAGGTTTGGACCCCTTGGCAGAAAGCTAATGATTCGTTTTACTTTCGTCCAGGTGAGGTTACTGTTTGGGCAGGAATGAATGGGCATGGTAAGTCCCAAGTCACTGCCCAAATAGCAATGTCTCTGATGAAGCAAGGCGAGAAGGTTTGCATGGCATCCTTTGAAATGAAACCGATTGAGACAATACGTTTAATGTCTCGGATGTACATTGGTACAAATCCGTTTACAGAGGAATACCAGAACGATGAAGGTTTTGAGGTACTTGATGCTCTGTTCGACAAGTTCGGTGCATGGTCCAAGAATCTGTGGATTTACGATCAAACCGGCACAACCAATGCTGAGACTGTGATTGGTGTTGCCAGGTACTGTGCAAAGGAATTGAAAATTACCCACTTGTTTATCGACTCATTGATGAAAGTAGTTGGATCGGAAGAGGATATGACCGGACAGAAGATGTTGGTCAGTGAGTTGTTCTCAATTGCGAAGGATTACCAAATCCACATCCACTTGATCCATCATGTTAGAAAGCCACAGAACGAACACGTCATCCCTGATAAATACGATTTAAAGGGTAGTGGCTCGATCTCCGACCAGGTGGACAACGTATTCACTGTCTTCCGGAACAAAGCGAAAGAAGACGATATACGAAACAATGGGAAGTTTGGGACCAAGGCTGGTGAGTTTGATGCAGTGTTGAAGTGCTGCAAACAACGTCACTACGAAGGTTCTGGTGATGGTGAGCCCTCTATTGCCCTTTGGCTGCATAAAGACTCAGGCCAGTTCTTAGGCAATGCCAACGATCCGGTGTTCGTTTATGAGTGACAGGGATATCCTAGAAAAGGCAGAGGCTCGAGAACTTCTGCCGTTCTATTACAACAACGTTGAAAAGGTTGGCAAAGCAGAAGCAGCAGAAAGGCTATCAAAACGTATACGAGTTATACAACGTCATTATGGATTTGACTTTGATAAACGAGTCAGAGGTTACATGAGACAAATAGACGAACAGGAATTACTCAATGATCTACTTTAAAGTACTCAGTGAACCCAAGGGCAAGGGAAGACCAAGGTTTTCTAGGGTAGGGAAGTTCACCAAGACCTACACCGATGCCAAGACCAAGATGTATGAGGAAAGCATAGCCAATGCTGCCAGACTGCATATGTTCCCCAGAGAACCGCTAGAAACGCCTTTAAGTGTTACCCTGATTGTCCATGTCGGAGTACCAGCGTCTTACTCGAAAAAACGTACTACGGCTTGTTTAACAGGCGAGGAATGGCCTACAAAGAAGCCCGACATAGACAATATTGCCAAAGCATTCTTGGATGCAATGAACGGGATTGTATACAAGGACGATGTCCAAGTGATCCGTCTACACGTCTACAAGAAGTACAGCATAGAGCCTGGTGTCCATATCACAATTCACGAAGTTTTGCCATAGGGGAAAACACCTAGAAAAAAAACGGAAATCTGCGTTAGGATACAGGCTCCTCACCTCGAGGAACTCAGACTTTAATATTTGTATAGGAGTTGAATATGAAAACGGCATTTGAAATGTATCGGGAAGAGTTCAAAGACATAGAGTACTGCTGCTACTGTCTCGAGCCCAAAGGCGACAAATACCACTGCTGCCAAGAAAACCACTTTGTTCCGTTCCAAGACCTGGAAACCAGCGAACAGATGGACATCATCAATGAAGAAATACAGTGGGCAGAAATTGCCGCTAAACAAGAGGAAAAACGCAATGGACGTTAATACACTGCTCAAACTAAACGTAAACGAGCATACCGAAAAGAAGGGCAACCTTACTTACCTGTCATGGGCTTGGGCATGGGCTGAAGCACTCAAGGCCGATCCCAATGCTCACTTCCAAGTGCAGATGTTTGGCGACAAATGCTGGATCGACATTAACGGCACTTACATGGTTTGGGTAACAGTAACCCTGTTTAACAAGCCTATAACCTGCCAATTGCCGGTTATGGACCATCGGAACAAGGCTATCCAGCACCCTGATGCTTTTGCAGTCAATACAGCCATCATGCGTTGCATGACCAAAGCATTGTCGCTGCATGGATTGGGTCTGTATATCTATGCCGGTGAAGACCTGCCGCAGATGGATACCGGCCTGATTGACCAGGTGGTGGAGGCCATTAAAGGTTTACACGCCAAAGGTGACATGGCTGGAATGTATGGGGAATGGGAATCCATTTCCGACAACGAGGTTCGTCTTGCAGTGTGGGAAGCACTAAAGATTGACAGTAAGGTGCGCTCTGCTATCAAAGCGTACAAATCTAAACTTGATGAGGAAAAAAATGGCTGATTACGACAACACGAACCGAGGTTCACTCTTTAAAAACACAAAGAAAGAGGAAGACCGACACCCCGATTACAACGGGTCTATCAATGTCGAGGGTACTGAGTACTGGCTAAATGCCTGGATCAAAGAATCAAAGAAAGATGGGACCAAGTTTTTCTCTTTGTCAGTCAAAGAAAAACAAGACTCCCCTCGCCAAAGTTCTGCATCTACCCGCAAAACAAAACCAGATGATGATCTGCCATTCTGATGAACACGCTACTTAACCCTGAAACTGGCGAAGTCATTGTGGAGACACCATCGTCCTGGTTGTCTTCCAATGGAACAATATGGTTGAAAACAAACCCTGCTTTTGACGACAAACCCTTATCACTTTTTAACGAGAAACCGCAAAATGATTACTTTAGTATTTTCGATTGATGAAGTTAACTCAATCCTTGGAGCATTGTCTAAGTTCCCTTACGAACAAGTCAAAACTCTGATTGAGAAAATCCAAGAGCAAGCAAATCCACAAGTTATTGCTCCGGTTGTAGAAGAAGATTAACCAAAGGGGGGAATATCCCCCCAGAAAGAATTGTATGACTACTTACGCAATGGTAGAGATGGACATAATACGTTGGGCAGAGGCTCGAAAGATCGTGCCAAACTCAACACCTGAAACACAGTTGTTAAAAGCTGTATCGGAAATCGGTGAATTGGCTGATGCCACCATCAAAGATAACCGAGAAGACATCGTGGATGCCGTTGGCGATACGATGGTCTGCTTGATTATTTACTGTGCTTTGCAGAATCTTAACCTGGTGGACTGCATGGAAGTGGCATACGATGCCATCAAAAACCGCAAAGGGACCCTTCGTGAAAACGGCGTGTTTGTCAAAGCATGAAATTCTTAAAGCACTTTAAAGATTTCTGGCGTGAACTGACACCCATTGAAGTAATTTCTAGGGAATTAGCCCAAGCACATCTTGACAGGCTGGAAGCTGAAAACGCTTGTGAGTACGCATCTGCTGTTTTGGATTTAAATTTGGCCCGTATAGAACGTTTAACAACACGTTTAAAGGAATACAAATGAAAGAAGACACAATACAAATTGATCCAACATGGATGAAGAAGACAGGCGGCTACGCCAAGGACATGACGCTGCGCGATCACTTTGCTGCGCTGGCTATGCAAGGTGCTATTTCTGGTTGCGCCGCAAAAGGAGAAACCTTCATGTATTCAGATTTGGTTGGCCTTGCATACGAAATGGCAGATGCCATGCTCAAGGAGCGCAACAAATGACAGACGCAGACAAAGCGTATATGGCGCATGAAACACCCGAGGAGGAGCATGACACTTGGGAGTTTCTTGCTCAACAGATTAAAGGCATCCTAGCCTTTGCAGCCATCGTTGTAGGCGTATGGATGTTAGTCGGTGCGGTGGTGTTGAAATGACAGGCTACAAATCAAAGAAAGCAGCAGCGCAGGACAAGCTGATGGAAAAACGTAAACCAATCCAATGGCCTTTTCCTGTTGCATTACGTCCAACAAAACCCGTAGGTAAATTACCATTTAATTCCAACAACCATGAAGAAGCAATGCTGTGACTTTTACGCTAAAAATTGAATCAGATTCAGCCCGTAAGACGCTAAACATAGTTACTCCTTGGAAACGCCGTCAAAGGGTTCAAAACGAGGCTTTAGCCAACTCTATAAACATCTGGGCGCAACCGGTCTATCAGCCGCCTAAAAACGAATACGTTCGTCCTGGTGCTTTGGACTACAAAAGGATAAAAGGAAAATGAATTACTTTGCAGACGGACAGGAATTTTTGTACCCAGTTGCAGGTGACCCTAGACCACCGGAGGATCATAAGGTGATCCTGTTAACCAAAGGTGGTGTTTGTGTTGTTGGATCATGGAATGATTTTTTCTATTTAGGCTGGTTACCCCTCCCCAAAAGAAATAAAGATAAGGAATTACAAATTGAGCAAATCGAGGCATCCAGACATCAGAAATGTGCTTAAACAGCACGAAGATGGCCTGACAGCAAATGAAATAGGCGAATTACTTAAACTCAACAAGGATTCAATTAGAAACGCATTAACCTCTATGCCTGATGTCTACATAGACAGATGGCTTGAAGCACGACAGGGATTACGAGAACAGGCAGTATGGTGTGTTGCCAACATACCGGAGAACTGTCCTAAACCGAATAGGAAAACGTAATGAATGATTTGCCCAATTTTGGTGCTTGGTCCAACGAAAACTTGGCTAATTTCTGCAAAGATTCATATATTCGTATGCAAGAACAGCAGGAAGAATTACAACGTATAAAACTATGTTTGCTGGCTATAAAGGACTTATTGTCTGACATGGAAACCGCAAAAGAATAGGCTAGGATGTGGGTGCAGCGACTTGCTGTAACCACATTTTGGGAGTTTTTATGTATACGTTTGCTATTGTTTTTGATTTCGAGGACTTGCTTGATCTAATGGGTTTTGAAGAGATCATTGAAGACGAAGAAGTCGAAGAAGAGTACGAGTACGACGACGAAGGTACGGCGTATTGGTTCGATGAGGAAAATGATGTGTGGTACTGGTACGACGAAGAGTCGGACGACTGGTACGAGTGCGAAGACGAAATTGAATACGAGTTTTAATTTTGTCCATAAGAGTGGGCGGCTAATAACCGCCTACTTTTATTACCTCACCCCTAAACTCAACCTGGTCTTTGGCCCAAACATGAAACAGTTCAGGCCACAACAATTGACCATCTTTAAACGTAAGTAAGGCAAATCCCGAACGATGGTTTAGCGGATTGTGTTCTGAGTACGAAAACTGTGGACCATAAGGGTCTGCCAAAGTGCCTGTATCCACCCCAAACCGGTTTCCGTTGTAATCAGCATATGGAGTGACCTTCAAGCTATGTAGATGGCCTGTAACGATGCTTGTACCGGCTCCAACAGTGTTGTTGTGGGTGGCATGAACCCCGCCTTTGTACCGATGTTTGACAATTACTTCCTTGGTCAACCACACCGACCAGGCAAACTTCCATTGCTCAAAGTGGTCCTCCAG